TTGCTTCATGATTTCTTAGGAACCATTGTAACTGTCACATCGCTTGAATCTATTTTCAAAATATTCTTCAACGTAGTACTGTAGTCTTTGCTGGTTGGTTTTATGTATAATTTTATACCACTTCCTGTAAAAGACTCTACATTAAGATTGTTGATTGCAATTGCACCAGTTGCATAATCAACAGTACCTATTTTAAGTTTCTCAGAATGAAATTCAGCTGAAATAGAAACAACTCTCAAATTGCCCAGTCCATCATCCTCAATCTGACTCGTTAGTCCGTTAACAACAAATGTAGAAGAAGATACTCCTTTATCTGTGGATATAGGGTGAACCGCTTCTGTCGGAGATGTGACTAACACTTGTGTGTTAAATGAGAATTTAAAATCTGTTTCTATCCCTGTTTGTAATGTTAGTAAATAATAGGGCGTAATCGTAGTATCGTTATTAAGTATTGAAGGATCTACATTGTCAACAGCCGTAACAAAGTTACTATATCTAAAGTTTGCGTTGAACCCGTTCAAAAACGCAGTATTAAAATTGGCAATAGCAGTCTGAACTTTGGTTATAAGTTGATTTTCTGAAAGAGTGGTAATATTGTAATTGTAATTGACAATTGTATCTACTCTCAAATAGATAAACTGTGGATTAACAATTTCAGTAGTTATCCCAAGAGGAACTTTATCTTTTAAGTATGAGTTGTATAATGTTTTCTTTACATCAGGGATACCGTCTGAGTTTGTAATGTCAACCGAGATGAATACTTTACCGTATTGAGGAGGATCTTCTTTTTCTCCACCATAAACAGCAATTGCTTGAATTTCCGGAAACTCTCTTGTCAGTAGAATTTCATAATCGCTTTCTGTTACAGCACGCTCTTGAGTCTGAAAGCTTCTTGGTGCATTGAATTTAATTGAATTACTAGATTCCGAAACTGATCCACTCACTGCTTCAGAGTTCATAACTATCGATACGTTAGAATGACCATCAATTGCTGAGTTATTTACAAATGTATCTGCTCCGTTGGGTAATTCACCATTACATATTCTATAAGATACATCAACAATTGCACCGTTACGTGGTGATCTTCCTGAAATGTTATCACCAAATACAATCTCATATTGTTCGTTCTCTGCAGGCTGAACAAAAAATGCATTGGTATCAGAGACTAAACCAAATAAAGAGTATGCCTGGGTGTACACATATACATTTGCACCACTATTTTCGGAAACAGTCACTTCAATACTTGTTGTATCTATAGTTGGATTATTAAGTATAAATCTTTGTTTTTCGATAGCACTGTTTATTACAAAAGAACCTGTGATATACGATCCTTCGTATAAAATAGTGTTGTTGGCGTAGAAGGTGTTAGTGTTACTAACTGTATTTGTAGTTGCAAGTGTTATTGCAATTGCTTCATTGGTGACAAAATTGAACGTGTTGGATCCAACTCTAGATGTGAATCCCGTCTTTGCAGGAATAACTATAGATGTAGCTGTTGTTGGAGTTGTTATTGCAATATTAACGTTTGCTTGTGCTGATCTGAATGACCTCGGAACATAGTTAAGCTCTTTAGCATGTGAGATGATACTATCTCTTAGTTGCGCAGTATCAAGAAACATCTCACTTGCAACCATATTAAGATAGAATGTGTTTAGATAAGAGTTGTAGGCAAGAATATCTAATAGCACGCTCATGTTTGAGCCGTCAAAATTATAATCTTGAAACTTAGTTTGAGATGACAGGTATGACTTGAGCGATGATTTTAATGAATTAAAATCTAAGTCAATTAAGTTAATAGATGAATTTGCCATTTTACCTTATTCTTGATAGTAAGAAGCTGATCGATATTTCGTTAGAATTATTTATAGTAGTAAAAAATAACTGTATCTCGATTGAGTGGTTATCCTGTGATTCTAATGCATTAACCTTAATGGTACGTACCCTTGGTTCAAAGTTTTCGATAGCAGTTTTGATTTCTGTCTCTATAGCGTCTATTGTAAACTTGGAAAAGTTCTCAAACAGTAGTGATGAAATATTACAACCAAACTCAGGAAAGAAAGGTCTATCACCTCGTCTTGTTAGAACTATATTCTTCAACGAATTAATTATTGAATCTTCATTGGTTAACCTTGCAAGATCTTTGGTTCCAAAGTTTTTACTAAAGTTGTTGTAGAAATCACTATACCTCTCGTTTCTGAGAGAGGTAGTCGTAAATTTATCAGCATATGACGTTGCCATTTAATCTCCTACAAAAACATTACTTGATCCACCAACAGCACTAGGTGCACAGTGCGGTCCTCCAGGAATAGGACACAAGGCGTCAGGAGCTGCAGGATCATTGTTATTGCAAACAGCAATACCCCCAATGAATACGTTATTAGTTGCAGCAGACAGCGCTCCACCGCCATGAGAGTTTGGATCTCCGTTCACTGACCATAGCAGACCATTAACATATACATTTCTGCTCTGAACAGATACTGTAGTTGCTCCACATGCTCTGGAATCCGTGTTTCTATGAGCTGCTGGCATTATGGGTTCAAATCTATTTTAGGTGCTTTAAGTAGCATGTTTCCTCCGGATTCCACCGTGTAAGTTCCATCAACTTTTGTGTTAAAGTTACCATTGACTTTAACGTTTGCATTTCCTTTGACAGTTGCATCTACGTTTCCATCAACAATAATATTAACATTACCTTTTATACGAACATTAGCATCGCCACCAATATACACATTGTTATCCTTAGTGGTGATGTCAAATCTATCCTCGATAGATTTAATAACAATTTGTCCTGTATTATCAATTTCAACATACGTACCGGACTTGTGCATGATATGAATTCGTTCTTTGGACGTAGTATCGTCCACTTCAATCAAGTGACCCGACTCTGTTCTCAATACCCTGTTGTAAGGATATTTAGCACCGTACGGAGATGGAGGCTCTCCAGGAAATGGAGAAGCAGCAGATATTTGTTTAGATGTTTTCAAAGATCCTGCTGAGTTTATATCAATAGCTGATTTGGGAAGCTCATTGTCTTCCTCTGATCCAACTATACCAGCCGTAGTTCCTAATATGATTGGAGTCTGGCACTCATTACCATCAGCAAAGAATCCAAACACCGTTGTTCCCAACATAATGCCAGTTGGACTTAAACCGACCCCGTCTTTACTACTATCGAGAATACCAGCACTAATAATTGAGTTGACAGGGATTGCCCAAGGTAAATGATCTGTAGGAACATCAACTTTGTCAGGCTCTCCGGAAGAAGTGAACGGATGAACGTTAAATATTCTTACCCTAAGACGACCAATCTTTTTGGGATCATCTCTATCTTCAACAATACCAAAGAACCACCTGAATCCCTCTTCACCCATTGTATGAGTTGTCATGACAGTACTCCTCTTCCAAATCTCATCAATTCTAGATGTGTATCATATTTTGCAGAGTCTGAATTGGTTATCATGTGCTTTACTGCTGTGACCATATAATATCCACTATCCATTTCATTGCTTGGTTTTTTACTTTCTTCATACCTTGGGACCTGGAGATTGATTACAGATCCTGCATGTATCCTAGTGTTTCCAGGTATATCAATGTAAGTTTTTTCCATTGTGAATAAGTTTGAAAAGCATATTCTCTCTGCTACAGTATCAAATAAAAAGTTTTCAGTGTTATTATCTGTGTCTTTATATTTGGAAAAAGGAATAAAAAGTGGTTTGTTTGAAACTTTATTTTTTGTATATTCGTCAAATATAGTTTGAGTAATTATAGGATTCTTACCCCCACTCTTATCAACAAACAACTTACTTGAGGGATTGTTATCAAACAATCTGGTTTGATATTTTTTTGTTGTAAAATCATATTGAGAAACGGTTGTTCTCAGTCCACCATATTTTAAAGAGTGATTTAAATTAAATGAAGACTTGACTGTATAGTTAAAAAATAAATGGAAAGAATCAAAGTCAGTTGAATCCGCACCCTTCACCTTTTGAGAGATACCCTCACTTTGAAAGAACTTCTGAGCCTTTGAAGATTCTCTTTCGAAGAGTCCCTCAATAGTAGTCAAGAAATATCCTTCACTTGTTTCATAAAACACAAACGTCGAAGATTTATATTTTTCTGATACAAGTCGTTTTCTGATGAAGTCAATTGCTTGAAACGGAGTAAGAAAAGGTATTACTGTTATTGGAAGATCTTTACTCTCTTCTATGAAACAGGGTTTATTACTTTTCAATACATTATTCTTGATGTCTTCGATTATACTTTTTGTACCTGTATTATAACTTTTTGAAATAGAGTTGGAGCTATCTTTTAAATATTCCTCACTAACTAGTCTCAACCCTACGTTCTTTGATCTTACGTTTGAGTTTGGTATATTATAAATTAATTCAGAAACCTTTAGTTTATATTTGAGAGGTTGATCACTTCCGTATCCTTCGAATTCAATTTCAAAATCTTCACCACCAGTAATATTATTTTTCTCAATAAAGCTTGCGCCGTCTATAAGTATCAGATCAGCTGTTACAAACGGACAAAATACATTCTCAAATATATCGAGAGATCCAAAAAACTCAAGAAAGTTTTCACTTATTACAACAGACTTAATGTGATTAGTGATTGATATCTTTTTAATTTTACATTGACTTGGTCTTAAAATCATGATGATAGTAATGCTTTGAATTGTTCTTCTATTTGTGCAACGTATGAAAGATCTATCAATCTAATATTTTTCTTTTGTTCGTTCATTTCGTTTTCATAATCAAAAAAACTAACTCCCTCAAAGTAGGCTTGAATATCTGAAGATATACTAGTTGAAAGAGTGTTTATTGATGATACAGAAGCATTGGCTCCACTGCTTCCACCTTTCAAATTATTAGAAGTGGATAAGGTACCTATAACATTAGATACTATACAAACTGAGCTATTAGAAAAAGTAACTGTACCAGTTCCTACCGTTACACCTGAACTTAATTGAGATACATATTCGCCATTGGAAAATGACGTATTACCAATCAGTGAAATATTAAGTTGTTGTATCTTATTCGTCTCAAAATTAACATCTTCTTTTTTTCTCTCATATCTAATTACAGTGTCATTGAGACTAGTAATTGGTGCCCAAAATCTTTTCTGATTGGATGATAAAGCTGCATATGCAGCAGGTGTGATCATTGAATCATCTGATATGTAGTTGGATCTAAAGAATTTTATTTTTCTTCTTGCTTCAGTTAAAGATCCATATTTATCAGAAATAAATCTATTCAACGAATCTGTATCCATATACCAATCATAATAGGGATCAACTATATTGTTACTAAAATAAACCAACCAGTCATATCCCGCATCACCGTAGTACAAGTAAGCAATAGTATCAGCTCTATCACCTTCCTTGATTGTGTATGGATGAAAGACTTCATAGTTTTGTTGCATTGATTTTTGAAATGCAACTTTGGCAAAAAGGTTTACAGCAACAGTACTAGCTACGGTGTTACCGTATCGAATCAACGGGTAGTGTTTGAAAAAATTATCCATTTTTTATCTGTTTTGTTTTAAATGACATCTTATTCAGGACCATAATTATACAATTCAGATGAACTATAATC